GGCGTAGGCGATGAAGGAGGACCGGGAGGCGGCGGAGGCGGAGGCGCAGGACGCGGAGGAATGATGACTGGTGGTTTTAAACCAGCGCCTTTCCAGCCATTTAGAACAGGCATAAGCTACACTGCTCCTGCTATAGCTTCTATTATAACTCCTCCGCAAAAAGATTACGTAAGAGAATTAGATAGCTTAACAGCTCGCCTGTCTAAAGGCTTGTTTGAGGGATTAGTATGACTTATTTACAGTTAGTAAACAGCGTTTTGAGGCGAATGCGCGAAGACGAAGTTACAACAGTGCAACAGAACACGTACAGCAAAATGGTTGGTGATTTTGTTAATGACGCTAAAGATCAAGTAGAAACCGCATGGGACTGGTCTGCTTTAAGAACTACGTTAACTATTACAACAACTGCTGGTATTTTTAATTACGCGCTAACAGGAAGTCAAAACCGTGTCAAAGCATTGGATGTTATTAACGATACTTCTAACGTGTTTATGGAATATCGTGGTTCTTCATGGTTTAACGATAAGTACCTCAATCAAAACACCGTTAGCGGCTCGCCTGAATACTACACGTACAACGGAATTAACGGCAACGGAGACACTCAAGTAGACATTTATCCAAATCCAGATGGTGTGTACAACATACGTTTTAATTGTGTTAAACGTAATGCTGTTTTATCTGAAAACACTGACGAGTTAATGATCCCGTCTATGCCTGTTATTCATTTGGCTATTGCTTTACTTGCGCGAGAACGCGGAGAAACAGGCGGGACATCAGCGCCTGAATACTTTGCTATTGCAGACAAATACTTATCAGACGCTATTGCTCTTGATGCACAGAAGCATCCAGACGAAGTTGTTTGGTACACTCCGTAGGAGACTAGTGAATGGCCCAGCCTCTACAAAGTATTAACTTAGTAGCACCTGCGTTTAAAGGAATCAACGATGAAGATTCTCCGTTAGCGCAAGATCCTTCGTTTGCTGAAATTGCAGACAATGCAATCATTGACAAACGTGGACGCTTAGGTGCGCGCAAAGGTATTAATCTTATTACTACAGACAAGACTGAGTTAGGCTCTGACCGTATACACAAGATTCATTACTTTTACGATCAAACTGGCAACGAGAAGTTGTTCAGTACAGGGAACAACAAGATACTATCGGGAGATGCTACGCTTGTAGACGAGACTCCTGCAACTTACACCATCACTGCTAACAACTGGAAGATAGTAAACTTTAACGATCATTGTTATTTTTTTCAACGCGGCTACGAGCCTCTTGTTTACAGCAATGCGTTAGGCGCTGTTACCCCCATGTCGTCTGTTGCTGGTGCGTCTGTCAGCGCTAACCAGTACTGCCACGAGGCTTTGGCTGCTTTTGGTAGACTCTGGTGTGTAGGCACTACAAACAATAAGACTACTATTTATTGGTCTGACTTGCTTATTGGTCATAGCTGGACTGGTGGCTCAAGCGGATCTATTGATGTATCTAAGGCTTGGCCTGACGGTGCAGATGAAGTAAGAGCACTAGCAGCGCACAACAATTCACTGATTATCTTTGGCGAGCACAGCATCATTGTTTACGGAGGCGCTAACTCTCCGGCTAACATGGCTATTACAGACACTGTAGCAGGTCTTGGTTGTATTTGCAGAAATTCTGTCCAACACATTGGTACTGATGTATTGTTTTTATCTCACGGCGGTTTACGAAGTGTTGGTCGTGTCATCCAAGAAAAATCTATGCCGCTGTCTGACTTAAGCCGAAACGTAAAAAATCAACTGTCAACACTTATCGCTAACAGAGCAGACCCTACAAACAGCGTATACAGTCCTGAAAATTCTTTTTACTTACTTACATTTCCTGCCGAAAACACTACGTTATGTTTTGATTTAAGAGGCAAACTAGAGAACGGATCTTATCGTGTTACCCGCTGGCCTTCTAGTAAGTTTGAGGCATGGCATAGAAAAGATGACGGTACTTTGTACACAGGAACGTCTAACGGAATCGGTACTTATTTAGGGTATCAAGACGAGGGAGAGGCTTACACATTTAAGTACGTTAGCCCCGGACTGACTTTTGGTGATCCTTCTAAGACTAAGTTTCTGAAAAAACTACGACCTACTATTGTAGGCGGTGGAACAGAAACTATATTTTTAAAGTGGGCTTATGATCTAAACGATAACTTTAACTCTTCTTCGTTTCAACTAGGGGCTGACACAAGTTCTATTGCTTTCTTTAACCAAGACGATGAGTACGCTGCTTACAGTGCTTTAAGTGGATACGGAATAGCTTCTACTGGGTCAGGAACACCGGAAGATCCTTATGTTGTTAATAAATATTTAGGAGATTTTGCTTCTGCTCCTACTGTCGGTTCAGGAGGCGGAGCCTTGTTAGACGGGGACAGCTACTTTAACACTACAGAATCTATTCTCTATGTTTACATATCTTCTGCTTTTGTTGATATAGACACTCTTACAGTAACAACCTCTTTTGAATACTCAGGCGGTACTTCTATTACACGTAAGTCTATTAACACAACTAGCGGCGGTTCTATTATTACTGTAGGCGTAGAATCCGACATAAACGGTTCAGAAGTTTCAATTCAGGAAATTAACGTATTAGCATTGATGGGTAAAACATTATGAGTTTAATAAGTGATCCGGCGGTTCAAGAGGCAATCGCTCAAATGGCGCAGCAAGCAGGAGGCACCGGCACAGTGCCTGTTGCTGTAATGCAACAACAGCAGGGAGGAGGCCCGCCTAATCCTCCTATTTCCGATGAAGGTACTACTGGTGGCCCCGGCGGAGGCATGGGCGGCACTGGTTTTGACCTCCAAGCTTTCTTAGGCGGTCTAGCACCAATTCTAGGAATGTTTGGTGGAGGTGCTGCTTTAGCAAATGCCTATAACAGACTAGGCGCTATTGGTGATGCTGCTCAACAAGGAGCAATGGGCATTGCACAAGAAGGTTTAACTCAGACGCAGTTTCAACCTTTCGGAATGACTACATCGACAGGTGGTATCTTTGGTTATGACCCAGAGACAGGACAAGTAACTATGTCTGGCTCTGAGGGAGAAAAAGCGTTTCAGCAACAGATGTTCGACCAAGCGCAGTCCATGTTAGAGGCTGCTGGTGGTGACATAACGCAAAGACAGACTGACATATACGAACAGATGAGAGCCGCACAGATGCCCGGAGAAGAGCGTCAGCGGCAGGAAATGGAAGAACGTTTGGCGGCACAGGGACGTTTAGGTGTACAAACGGCGCAGTACGGTGGTACTCCAGAGCAGCTTGCTATGGCTAAAGCACAAGCAGAAGCGCAGAACACAGCGATGCTAGGCGCTATGCAACAAGCTAGAGGCGAACAGGCGCAGCAAGCAGCCCTTGGTCAGCAAATGTTAGGGGCTAGTTATATGCCTCAAGCGCAGATGCTACAGGCGCTGCAAGCCTCTCAGTTGTTTCCACAGTTACAGCAGCGGGGTCAGCTTGCAGGTGCTAACTTGTTTGGTGAAGCATCTATGGGTGGTCTTGAGGCGCTTCTGGGTGCAGGTTTGGGACAGGCTAACCTTATGGGTCAACTAGGAACAGGACTCTTAGGTGCGTTGGCTACGCCTACTGATAGCTACGGCGGTTTGGGTGAGCTTCTTGGCGGCGGTGTTGATGCCTTGTTTGGCCCCAATGGTTTGTTTGGCGGGTTTATGGGCGGTGGAAATTCTAGCGGAGGGGCTTCATAATGGCACGATTTGGACAATCATTTTTACAGGCCCTAACTCAGCCCAGTTACGGTCAGGGTTTGTTTGAGCTTGGCGGTGCTATCGGCGGAGCGCCTGCAGCGGCTGCTGAGAAAAAACGCCGCGACGCTATGATGGAACAGATCATGTCAGGCTCTCCAATTGAGCAAGCTCGTGTATTGCAACAAGAAGGCGTAAGAACTGGGAACGCTCAGTTAACAATGGCAGGTACTAGAGCTCTTAACGCTGCTAAAAAAGAAGAAGCGACTAACGACATTAATAAAATAATTGCTGGCATGGACCCAACGACAGCTTCTGAAGCTGAGCTTAAAGCTAAAAACGATAAGATACTTAGCATAGCTACTTCTAATAATCTTGACATTACTCCATACATTGGACTACACATGAAGCTTATTAGTCAGCGTTCTAAATTTAATGCTGAACAAACTGCTGCTGACACGACTGCTGTTATTAATAAGTATATTGGAATGTCATCAGAAGCTAGAGAAGCGTTTAAACAAACTGCTGATGGTGTTAAATACGCATCTTCTATTTTACAAGCAGATACTGAATTAGCAGAGGCAGAACGTGCTGATCTTGCTTTACAAGCGGCAAGAGATACAGGTAACTATAAAGAAGCAGCTCCTAAGATGGCATCAGCAATTAAAACGCGGCTTGACAACATAACAGACCCTGATTTAAAGCAAACTTTAACAGAACAGTACGAGATTATTACCGCAACAATGCCTAAAGACGGTACGTATACCTCAGTAGGCGATGCCCAAAGAATTACTAATGCTTTAGGTACTTTTAATAAAACTATAACCACACTTGTTTTAGACTCTCAAACAGCAGAGTCAAGAGCGGAGGCTGTAAGACAGTCCACAAGAAATGCGGTTTTAAGAACTACACTAACTGTTAGTGATAAAGAAGTACAAGCATATATAGACGATGGAAGCGCTAAAGCTGCTCTTGAAGAAGCAGGTGTCGAAAAAACAGTTGAAACTAAATTTGGGCTTGGTCCTAAAACTTACACAGAACAACAAATAAGAGAAAAAGCAAGAGAGCTTGCAGTGCTAGCGCGTGAAGACATTGCAAGAACTACACAGCCTGAGCTTTTTGCAGAGCCTGAAACATACACAGCACAGCAAGAAGAGTTAATTAAAGCTAACATGGAAGCATATAAAGACAAAACAAGAGAGCAGGTAATTGCGGCTCTGAAACAACAAGGTAAGCTTTAAATGCAAGAATCACTAGTAGTATCTAATTTGTTTGATAGCGAAGAAGACTCGTTAGTAGTTTCTGGCTTGTTTAACAAAGATAAAGACTCGTTAGTAGTTCCTAGCTTGTTTGATGAAAAAGAAAAAGAACTATCAACGTCTGGGACTATACACGCAGCCGGACTTAAAGCACTTGATGGTGTTGCTTTTGGTTTTGGTGACGAAATTTCTGCTGGCTTACGTGTAGGTCTGGATGAACTTGTTAGAACAGTTGCGCCTGATGTAGTTCCCACTGGAACTTCAGGCGAACGTTATCAACGATACTTGTCAGAAAACCGCAAAGTAGAAAAAAAATTTGAAGAAGAAGACCCTATGCTGGCGGCTGGTATTGAGATTGGAACATCTTTAATTCCTGCGTTTAAGTTAAGCGCCGCTGTTGGTAACATGGCAACACGCCTTGGTAATATAGGTGTTCAGTCTGGATTAGGCGGCGGTGAAATGCTTGTGCGTGAATTTGCTGAAGGCGAAGGAAGTGCAGCGGAGCGCGCTGAGGCTGTTGATTGGAATGTTGTAGGTGCTGGTGCTATCTTTGGCGCGCTGGGTGGTTCTCTTATGCGCGGTCAAGAAAGCGTTGAGCAGTTAGCAAAGCTTGAAGCAGCGGCAAGAACAGAAGCAGGAAACGTAACAGAAGCCGGGTTAAATTCTAAAAGCAGGTTTAACGCTAAACTTAGACATATACGTGATGACTTGTACGCAAACGTGCGTGAAGAAGTTGGCGCACAACCTGCGCGTGCAATGTCAGCTGCTGATGCTCAGTCTATGCAGTGGAAGCAGGCTATACACAATGAAGAAAACTTACCGATTAAAAAATTAGATGCTCTAACAAAAGTATTTAAAGCTTCAGGTAAGGCAAGTAAGCTTGTTGCGGATGCAGGCGCAGTTAAAAAAGTAGATGACGGTTTTACTCCTGTGTTTTCTCCGGCAGGCAGACAGAAAAGATTGGACATGGCTGCTGAAGAACTGAACAAGATTGATCCAGAAGCTGCAAAAACTTTTACTAAGATGCGTTCAACAATGGAGCTTGTACAATCAGAGTTGAAGCGTGTGTTTCCACAGGCAGCTGAACAGTTTGAAGCTGGTTACCATCCTTTATATGGCAAAAGAGAAGCATCTTATAAAGGATTTATGCGTAGAGGAAAGCGCGCAAAAACAGACGCTTCTACTGTAACACGTACTACAGGTTTCATATCAGAGAAACAGGCAATAGAAGCTTTTGATGATCCTGTTTCAAACTTTATGGCTTTCTATGAGGATACTGTTGATGCCTTAGCATTAGCTCGTTCTTTTAATGTTAAAGTTCAAGGTAAAACTTTAGATTCAATACAGTCTTACACTGATGAAGTTATTAAAGCCATTGAAAAAAATCAAGCAAAAGAGTTAGGCAAAGACGGTGCTAAAAGATTAGCAGATAACTTACGTTTGTTTGCTATTGATGGTCGTGAAAGCATGGGTTCGTTTGCTAACATAATGCGTACCGCTTCTCATGCGGCTTTACTAGGCACGCCTGAAAACGCTGTGTTACAGGCAGGCGATCTTGGTCAGGCTGCGTATGCCACTAGTTTTAAGTCTGCTATAAAGGCGCTGCCTAAAGCTTTAAAGTCTGTTTTGTTAACAGATGGTGATATGGTAGTCAGTAGTAAAGGCTATGAAGGTATTCTACGCATGGCTGACCTTGGTTTAACACGGCAGCATTTAACTGAGATGGTTAATCAAAATAAGCATTGGCTTCCTAAGAATGTATCTAAGCTTGCTGACTTAATTATGACGGGTACTGGAGTCAGGAAAGCTAACAGGCTTGGTGTTGAAACCAACATAAACGGTCAAATATATCAGATGCGTTCTCTTGCTAACAAAGGTATAGACGCGCTAGCAAAGTCAGATTACGCTGAAGGACTAACAGAACAGCAAATACAGCGTTTGTATGACGGGATCAAGTCAGGCAACGTAAAAGATAAAGCAATACGTGAAGCTGTGTTCTTTAAACTGTCTAGGTTTCAGCCTATCTCTCGAACTTCAATGCCTCCTGCGTATCTTGAAGCACGTAACGGTAGGCTATTGTGGTCAATGCGTATGTACATGACTAAAATGGCATCTAAGTTTAATGAAGATGTCCTTGTTCCAACCTATCAAGCAGAACGTGCAGGTCTTAATACAGACAAGGGTCGTCGTCTGTTAGGAAAAGCCTTGCTAAACACAGGTCGTTACACTTCTTTTATTCTGTCCCTAAATGCTATTGTTGATCCCGGTAGAAAAGAAATGTTTAGAGGAAAAGAATCACCTAATGATTTCGGTGGAGAGCTTGTCAGACAAGGTATGTCTTTTGCATCAGGCGGCGTGTTCGATCCTAACTTAGTTAAGTACGGGATGTCACCTTCTGAAACTTTAATACCGCCTGCAATTTCTGCTGGTGGTTCTGCTATTGAACTTGGGATAAAAGCATTAATGGGTGAAGAAATAACGCCAGCGCAGATGCGTCGAGCCGCCATGTTTATTCCCGGCGTGCGACAGCAATTGTGGTTTGATGAGGTAGCGGAAGAACATAATCTGTAAACCTCACAGGATCTCTGAAGAAAACCTGTGAGGCTGTGTTACTTAAAGCTCGCAGTTGTTACCTGTACAGGCTAACTGCTGTGACCCTTCAGTCCTGTCATCTTCTTCACGAATATCCCAGTCGATAACGGTTGGGATTTCTTTTCTGAGCTTCAGATAAGTCTGCTTATCTATCGGCTCATACGGTGCTTGCTGATACGTGTGTTCGCTGTACGGTAAGAAAGAAATGCCACTGATCTTATCGAACTTATTGTACAGCCACTGTCCAACTTCCAAGAACTCGTGATCCCTGTAGTAACAAGTCATCGACGGCTTGTGCTCGCACCAGTAGTCCTGATAGATTTCCCACAGTTCTAACTGCTCCATAGCACCCATCTCTGAGGCTGTCACAGCGCCGTCAGGAGCCTTCTGAACGAAGCTGAATACCTTGGTACTGGGTGACATCACATCGTCCTCCACAGGCACACCAGCAGCCTCCAGCACGGCACATAACGGATCGTTCTTGCTAGCCCTTACGCGACGAATGTAGTACTGCGCGTATCGCGGGTGAATCCCTGAAGCAGAATCCACAAGCTGACTGACAGTACCGGAGGGCTTAACAGCAGTAATAGCAGCAGAAGTATTAATCCCAAGTCGATTAGCCCATTCTTTGTTAGCCGCAATAGCTTCTTCGCGCATCGCGGTAAGCCACTTCTTAAGTTTAACATTGTCTTCCCTCCCAGACAGGACTGGATGATCCATAATCCCTGTCAACGATACACCGAGTAACGCCTCCTCTTCCGTGTTAGTCTTCCATATCTTACGCAGATAACGGAAGTCTGTCAGCGTAGCCTGTAGAGTTCCAAGGATAGTCGCAACACGTACTTTTCGTTTGAGGTCTGCGAGACTATCGGTTTCCCTGACAACAACCTCCGATAGATTGCAGAACTGGTAAGGTCTGAGGATGATCTCCGAGCACGGATTAGTTCCAAAATCATAGGTAGCATCTCGTCGCTCATTTCTTGCAGCTTGCTTTTGACTAGCAACTCTGCTGAACATGCCGCGTTCTCCTGAGTAGGACTCATATAAACTTTTCCACTCATCTAAAAAGGCTGGGAAGTCAGGCTTCTCTGTGTAGCAAGCACTGTTGTTTGCAAGACCACGTTGCGGATTGTCTACCCACCACTGTCCTGACTTGCATCGTCTGATTCTATCGTCTGTAAGGTTAGACAAACTGATAAGGGCACTTCGTCTGACACCGCCAACGACGACGATCTGTGCAATCTTACAGCAGAGATCATGACACTCGATGGAACTAAGTCTTCGTCCAGCAGCACCCCGAAAGACTTCAACGGTAAATCGGAACAGATCCTCAAGAGGTTCAGGCCCAGACGCTCTGCCTCCAAAGGTTTTGAGCGTGGCACCAGCAGGTCGTACTCCAGATACGTCCCACTTTGGAAGCTGACCACTATATAGCATGGCAATAAGTTCTCGGTAGGCTTTAGCCCAGCCAATCTTTGAGTCCGAAACGTGTATACAACTGTCTGTGTCATGGAACTCCTCTGCAATCTCTGGTAGCTTTGAGATGTACTGACGCTCGACACTGAACCCTACGCCTGTGCCGCACATGAGCACGTACATCATCTCGTCAAACGCTTTGGGGTGATCTATAGGCAGGTAGCTACAGTTAAACCCAGCTACGTTGTCACGGTCGAGTGCTTCACCTGCTGTCATCACAGCCCGCATCGAAGGCATCACATCCAGATTATGTACCGCTTCGTACACAGCCTTCGCTGTCTTGTCATCTAGCTTGTCACCCCAGTAGGTAACGTACCTGTTGACTGTTTCTTCCCAAGTCTCACGGCGCTGTTCGTTTGGTAAGTACCTAGCGTACCGCGACTTGTGTATGTATTGTTGATATGCGTCCATTAGTCCTCCAGTAGTTCGCGGATTTTAGCAACGAGTCCGTCCATCGTTGAGTAGATCATAATTCTACTTTCGTCATCGTACCACTCAAGTATGAATCCGTTGTTTGCGTTGCGTATTGTTACGTCACTAATCTTCATGCTCGCCTCCAAGCTCGTTTAGTTCTAGGGCTGTTGCTCCTTTTGATAACAAGAAGTGCGCCAATGCTGGTAACATGTCGTTACTTAAAACTTGAATGCCGTACACTTCAGTCTTGATAACAACGACAGCTTCAATCGTAACGCCTTCTTCTTCCATCACATCGGTAACGTCTGCAAGATGTTGGAACATGTCAGAAGCCTTGACTTCT